GCTGTACGAAGCGTACTTCAAAGATTTAAAAACAGGACGTAGAGATAAAGAGGCTCGCGCGCGAGCAATCCAAGGTCGGATGCAGCAGGGGATGGTGTTCCTGCCAAAAGAAGAAAACTTCACCGGGCCTTTGGTAGCAGAGCTATTGAGGTTCCCAAATGGTGTGCATGACGATCAAGTGGATGCGTTGTCTTGGATAGGTTTGATGATGACTGAGTTCTCGACGTTCGTTGAAAAGATTGAGCATGTGCCCAGTTGGCGAGACAGATTACCGGCACTGATGAAAAGTGACCGCACTAAATCAGCTATGAGCGCATGACATGAAAGAACAAAAGATTGCCCCTGACAAGGAAGAAGAAATCACTCGCACCCAGTGGTCACGCTACGAGCGTGCTCGCGATAATGGGCATCTTGAATACGTCTATATGGCTCAAAAGTGCGATGACTATTACCAAGGCCAACAATGGGACGCGGATGACGAAGCTGCCCTAGAGGCAGAGGGCCGTCCTGCACTAACAATTAACACGATTTTACCCACGGTAAACACCATCTTGGGTGAGCAGTCCACGCGCCGTGCAGATATTCAGTTCAAGCCGCGCCGTGGTGGTGAAGAAGAGGTAGCCCATACCCTAACTAAGTTGTACATGCAGATTGCAGACAACAACAAGCTCGATTGGGTAGAACAGCAGGTGTTCTCAGATGGTTTGATTATGGACGGGCGCGGGTACTTTGACGTGCGTATGGATTTCAGCGATCACGTTGAAGGCGAAATTCGAATCACGGCCAAAGACCCACTAGACATTCTGATTGATCCAGATGCAAAAGACGCTGACCCTAAGACTTGGAACGAGGTATTCGAAACCAAGTGGATGACGCTCGATGAGATCGAAGAGCTATACGGGAAGAAGAAGGCTGAACGCCTGCTATTCGTAGCTGAGAACGGCATGAGCTTCGGCCCTGATTCTGTAGAGTATCAAGAGTCCCGTTTTGGCGAGACTGAAAATAGTAACGACCACTTTGGTGGCGGTGTCCCAGGTGATGACGAATATCGGAATGTGAAGTCACTGCGTGTTGTTGAGCGGCAGCATAAGAAACTCGCACGCACGCTGTTCTTCGTAGACCCTGACACGGGGGATCAACGGAAATGCCCAGAAGAGTGGAAAGAACCTAGATGCAAGAAATTTGCAAAGCAGTACAACCTTTCACTAATAAGCAAAGTAGTCCGAAGAGTTCGATGGACAGTTACTTGCGACAAAGTTGTACTGCATGACGACTGGTCACCCTATGACCAGTTTACAGTTGTTCCGTTCTTTTGTTATTTCAGGCGGGGCCAGCCTTTCGGTATTATCCGAAACCTTTTATCTCCGCAGGAACAGCTAAACAAAATAGCCTCACAAGAGCTGCATATTGTTAATACTACAGCTAATAGTGGTTGGATGGTTGAGAGTGGTTCGCTCATTGGTATGACAGCTGATGATCTTGAGGAACACGGCGCTGAGACAGGTCTGGTGCTTGAATATGCGCGAGGCACTAACCCCCCGCAAAAGATTACACCTAACAGTATTCCTACTGGCTTAGATCGTATTGCTGCAAAAGCAGCTGCAAACATCCAGTCTATTTCTGGCATCAATGACTCCATGTTGGGTACAGATAGCGCCGAAGTGTCCGGTATCGCGATCCAAGCTAAACAAAATCGTGGCGCGATAATGATACAGGTGCCACTGGACAACCTGCGTAAAGCTCGCCAGTACTTAGCAGAATCTATTCTTAACCTCATACAAGCGTTCTATACAGAAGAGCGCGTAATTCAGGTTACAAACGAGGCTGACCCACTCAAGCCCCGTGAAGAAATTGTTATAAATGAGGAGACGCCTGAAGGCCAGATCATCAACGACCTTACGCTAGGTGAGTACGATGTAATCGTAGCTACTGCCCCAGCGCGCGACAGCTTTGATGAGGCTCAGTTTGCAGAAGCCATTAACTTGCGACAAGTGGGCGTAGCAATCCCCGACGATGCCATCATCGAGTACTCGCATCTTGCCCGTAAAGGTGAGCTGGCAAAACGTATACGCACTGTAATGGGCTTGGAGCCACCGACTCCAGAACAAGCACAGGCAATGGCTCAGCAGCAGGAGATACAGATGATGCAGCTGCAACTAGAAATTGCACAGCTTGAGGCAGAGGTTAAGAAAACTCAGTCCGAAGCGGCCCTCAATATTGCTAAAGCACAAGACGTATCGGATGTAGACCCACAGATACGAATGGCTGAGCTACAAACGAAGATTCAAATAAACCAAGAGCAGCTAGACCTCCGTAGGGAGCTAGCGGCAGCGACTAACGAGGTCAGGGAGAGTCAGACACAAACGTCGGCTGCGACTAAGTTGGCTACAACCGCATTTCAAAACACTAACAGGAACGGGAGTTCTTAATGAGTAAGCAGGAAGATATGACAGCAGAAGACAAAGCCCTTGAGTTTCCGGTAATGCCCGGAGCTGATGCGCCCGAAGACGACGATTCACCGCAGCTTGATCTAAGTTTCGAGGAAGTATTAGAGGAGATTTCAGATAGTGCGGATGACGAGGTTGAGGGCGAAAACACTGACGAAGAAGCGCCGACTGAAGAAGACGGGGACGATGAGGGTCCAGATGATGAGCCAGACGAAGGAGGAGTTGATGAAGAAGAAGCGCCTCTAGAAGAAGCAGCTGAGCTAGAGGAACCTGAACCCGAAAAAACTCATAAAAAACCGATGGTTCCTAAAGCACGTCTTGATGAAGTATTAGCCAAGCAGAAAGCATTGCAGAAACAGTTAGACGAGGTTAATGCTGCGAATGAGAAAGCTGAAGACGCACCAGAAGCATATGATTTTGACACAAAAGAAGTCGAGTACCAGAACATGGTATTGGATGGGGAGACTGACAAGGCAGTCGCACTACGTCGCGAAATCAGGAAGGCAGAGCGAGCAGAACTCGAATACGAAATGCGGCAAGAAATGAATCAGACTGTCACGAAGGACAGGCAGATAAACGCCCTTCAGCAGGCCGCTAATGCGATGGAGGAAACGTACCCTATCTTCGATAGTAACTCTGAGGAGTACAACGAAGACTACACAAACGAAGTTGTTGGCCTGAGAGACGCATTCATAGTCCAAGGCTATGACGCTGTAGATGCGTTGTCAAAAGCAGTGAACTTTGTAGTGAAAGACCATGACTTAAATGACGGCGTAACTGAAGCGCCGAGTTTGGCAGGTAAGGCAAAAACTGTTGATGAAGTCTCAAAAAAACGCGCTCAAGTTAAAAAGAAGCTGAAGGCTGCAGAGGCTCAGCCACCTGAACTACCAGGAGAAAGCTCGTCAAATCATGGTGAGAAAGGGATAGACCTTTCAAATATGACAGAAGAAGAGTTCGCAGCTTTGCCTGAAGCGACATTGAAACGGCTAAGAGGAGACATTTTATAATGCCAACAAAGAAAGACCCTCGTCTCGCACGAGCGGGGGTAAGTGGATTTAATAAGCCAAAGCGAACGCCGAGCCACCCAAAAAAATCGCACATTGTTGTGGCGAAGGAAGGTGACAAGATCAAGACCATACGATTTGGTGAGCAAGGAGCCTCTACCGCTGGTAAGCCTAAAGCGGGAGAGTCTGCGAAAATGGTAGCCAAACGTAAGAGCTTTAAAGCCCGTCACGGGAAGAACATAGCTAAAGGAAAAATGTCAGCAGCTTATTGGGCTGACAAAGCAAAGTGGTAGAACATTCACCCCGCACTCAATGTTCGGTAACGAAATGTGTTGCATATAAATAATACCTAGACTAATATTCTTTATACGTCCGTCACTACGATATGTGACCGGCCCGTAGCCGTAAAAAACGTACCTCGCCTGCACTAGGCGTAAAACTTGTCGAGGTCGCCCCTCGTTAATCCGCGCTAGTTCGTCGTCCCACGATACGGGAACAACGGATTAGCCGCTCCAAAAGTCGGCTGATAAAGCAGCGTGTGCTGCATAAACGTCAATTTTATTTGGAGGCCATCATGGCTTTAACGAATTTCGGCACCCTATCGGGTGACCAGCTCCAAACATGGAGTCGCGACTTCTGGAAAGTAGCTCGCAACCAATCTTTCATTAACCAATTTGCTGGAACTGGCTCAAACGCTATGGTTCAGCGGGTTACTGAACTCACTAAAAATCAAAAAGGCACCAAGGCAAACATTACGTTGCTTGCTGACATGACCGGAGACGGCATCACGGGTGATTACACGTTGGAAGGCAATGAAGAAGCACTCCGCGCGTATGACATCACCATTGAGCTTGACCAGTTGAGATTCGCAAACAGAATCGCTGGCCGTATGGCTGACCAGAAGACAGTTGTTAACTTCCGCGAGCAGTCTCGTGACGCACTTGCTTACGCAATGGCTGACCGTTGTGACCAGCTTGCGTTCTTGACGCTGTCAGGTGTTGCTTACACTTCTAAGAACAACGGTGCTCTGCGTACTGTTGTTGGTGGCGCAGTGAACGGTCAAGAACTTGTTGACCTTGCATACGCTTCCGATGTGTCTGCTCCTACAGCGGATCGTCATCGTCGATGGGATGCAACTGATGGACTCGTTGCTGGTGCAACTAACGCCGTAGCCGCAGTTGATAAGATCAGCTACGAGACTATCGTCAACATAAAAGCTTACGCCAAAGATAACTACATTCGTGGTATTCGCGGTGCTGGTAACCAAGAAACATTCCACATGTTTGTTACTCCCCA